AAGCAACACTACACATTTCTGTATAGGGGCCTCTCAACATCTTTGGCTTTTGGCCTAGTTGAGAATTTTGACTTCATCTTTAAATGGTCAGTCTCCTTTCGGATTGCGTTACGGTCGTTGTTTATTCTCGGGTCTTTTTCTCTCGAGATTCAGAAATCATCTGACGGTGTTTTAGGTACTGGTTAACCAGGATTGATACTCATAGGCATCGGAGTAGGGTGGCGACCCTTACGTTTGTTTTTGGGTGACCTCATTATCACTAGGATTTGAGATCTGAGTTAAGAGCGTTTGAAGCTTTGGGGTATTAGCTTAGCATGGCATATATATCTAGTCTGCAAAATAAGTTGGTTTGGTGAGCGGGACCTTTAGTGGGGTAGTCCGTTGCTCTGCCCGTGTGTGGCGAGTGGAATTCCAACTCCTTCTTTGTTGACAATCCGGTATTTTGGCATTGCTAAAACCTCAGACACTCCTGGTGTCTTTAATTCCAGGACGTATATTCATCTAACGTACTAGATGTGACGTATATCAGTAGAGGAAAGACTCAACTGATCGTTCGGACCTGAGCGGGTGTCCTCCTTACAATCACAACTACAAACATGTTCTTCACAATTGCATCAGTTTTTGTCGCTTGGTTCGTTCTACCAACTTTACATATCGGTCACAGTCTTAGTGTTCTCGGATTGATTTTGGCTTCCTCAACTATATATGAAGTGTTTTGTGCTCCTTGGCTTGACGTTGTCCCTTGGTTAGGTAACTTGTCGGAAATTGTGCCATCATTCTTTGATGTTCTGGTCTATGCCTTCTCTTTCAGGTACATCCCTCATCTCGTTGTGCTCATCTTAAACAAAATTTTGGCTCAAGTAACCTATGGTCGGGTGTATATAGGTCTGGCTTATCTAATTGAAGTCACACATCTGGGATGTGTTTTAATCATTATGATGTTGGAATCGATCTATTTGACTTCTTTGTTGGCTAGTTTGGCTTTCTTGTCTTTCCCAGCCTTCTTATTCTACTTCGTCTTGACATTCCCGATTTTCTTCATCTTGGTTATTGTGATTGTAAGTTATGTTATAGAGGTCTTCTTGTTCTTGGTTTTCGGCTTCCCATTGGGTAGTCAGACAACCTCTCAACTCTTTTCTTGGGCTCGTTCCCTTGTTGCAAGGACGGGCCGTTATTTACTTGGAATTCAATGGGCCCCAACGATGATCCTTCACACACTTACGAGCATTGTGATGTTCGTTAAGCTAGGGATTTCTGTGCCGCTTGAGATCATGCAGATGATCTTGGTTCAGCGTGACCCTGAAATATATGTTGGGAAGAACAATGTCAGGCATTTGGGGTTGAAACTCCTAGTGGGTGTGAACCTCTTTCTTTTTGGAATGTTTGACATGTGGTTTATATTAGCGCTGATATTGATCTGGTTGTCTTCAACCTCTTTACTTGCGATGGCATGGGTGTCTTTTTCTTATGGCCTACACCCAACAGTGTCTTTGGTGGCCTTTACTTTACCAATGTTCTTTTTCTTCTCTGTTGACATTATCAGGGAATTTGTTGAAATTTTGGGGGATGAGATATTGAATGGGCTTATCGTCCTTCGTTGTCGTAGCTCATTTTTCAAAACTGAATTCTTATCTTACCATGAGACCCCTGACAGCCAGGATGTTGTGATCCGAAGTTCATTGAGGCTTGACCCCCGTTCTCTAACATCATTCCAGAAGAGGGATTTGGTCTCTCGTATGTATATTATGTTTGATAGTGAAAGCATAGACTTCCGGCCTCGTTTGGCCTTCATTTCTTTCTTTATATTATTCGTATTTATCATTTCCTGCATCTTAAGGGTAGTGTCCAAGGCTGTGGTTACAGTCTTGTATTTTCCTGTTAGACTTTTGAGATCCCTAGCTCTTTTTGCTCTGGCCTTCATTATTCCAGATCCAGTCTATGATTTTGCTATTCTGGGTACTGGCTTGGTTTGGGGAACCATCTCGTCTGAATTCAAGCAGGAGGTCCTTAAGTTTCTTCGGATGTTGGGCCTTTCTGTGATTTATGGGGTGGGCTATTTGTCCTCACCTGGAGTCCCGGAGGGCCTCAGGGGTGGAGGGTCGTCAAGACCTCCGAAAGACAAGCTTTCTCAGATTTGGGTTAGGACATGGGTTTCTCTTGCTCGGAAAAGTGTTCTTAAGTTTGTCGAGAAATTGGACTCTGTGAGGTTGCCTGAAATTATTCAGGCCACCTATGTACCACCATCTATAGACTCGATTAGATCGACTTACGTTTTCTTGCAAGAAATTGGGTTCCCGGTCCTTCAGTCCACTATAGACTCACTGGACATGCCTGAAAAGAGCGCTTACCTTGTGGAATGGGGATCATGGCGTAATTGGTTGATAGGCACTAGCGACTTCTCCTTGGGTTATCGGAAGCCCTTGACTATGCTGAGAAGGTGGCTGCCTGAAGACTTTTTCCCTGAGATCCCTGGTTACCTACATTCTGCAACTCAGACGGGCGTGAAGCGTGAAATAGATGCCACTGCTAGATATTTCTCTGGGAATCATGACATCACTATAGATGATGATGAATTTGAAATATTGTTTACTGATACATGGGAAGGCATTAAAGCCCAGTATGGCAACTCCCAATTATCCACTTTTAATGAGATTTATTCTCACTGGACTAAAAGGTTCAACATGGGGTTCGGGTTCGGTTTCTTTGACCCGAAGAGGAAGAGGATAGTGCAGATGACGAGGCAACAGGTGATCGATAAAATGGGGGGAAAACATGCCTTCCTGAAGAAATGGAAAGAGATTTTCAAGCATTCACAATCCCTCGTCTTGCCCAGTCCTGTCTTTACTAAATGGGAGACTTTGAAGCTCTCGACTATAATGAAGAAAGTCCGTACTGTCGTTGGATCAGCTTTTACTCACCACGTACTCACCACTGTGTTTAATTACAAACCTAATCACAATTATCACCCTTGGGAAACTCCCTCAAAAGTTGGGATGCCTCTTAATGGACAAAATTTCAATAGGTTATGGACCTCTTTGGCTAGGCACCAAAAAGTGTGGGCAGGTGATATGACTGCTTTTGATTCCTCAGTCCCTCCTCCCCTTGTTAAGCTTTGCGCAGAGTTAAGAAAGAAGGGATATTCGATGCATGAAGATTATGACAAGATCTGTCAGATCATTGATGTCGCTTACAACATGCTTCTAGAACAACCAATGGGTTTCAAAAATTTTGGTGACATTGTTGGGAAGAAACAAGGGTTCACAACAGGACATTCATCCACGACACCTGATAACACGATCACATTGCTGGCCTGTTACATGTTTGCTTGGAGGGCCGTCACTGGTCTTAGGGCCAGAGAGTTTTTCATTCACAATACCTTAGCAAACTTCGGTGATGATCATGTTCTTGGCTTCGATAACGTTTTCGGTTGGCATCCCTCTAAAGCGATACCTGTCATGCAAACGATTGGGATCATCATGAGGGATGAGAGTCCAGGTCAAGATGTGTTGCCCAAGTTGGGGATGCCCCTCCCGCCGGGTTTGTCAGACTGGAGGGATGGAAAGTTCACCTTCCTTTCGAAAATGCCCTTGCCCATTGATGCATCTGTTCAGTCAGAACTAGAGCGTTGTGGTATTGAAGTCCCTTTGACCTTTGCGACTTGTCACGATCGTCGACGGTTGATTGGCAAAATTAAAGGCCATGTTTTGAAGTCTAAAGAGATGCACCCTGTAAACTCGTATAATGCCTTAATCGGTTACATGTATTTGACTGCACATCATCATGACATATATATGCAATTGGCTCGGAATGCTGTCGGGACTTATGACGTGGCAGTCAAAGAGGTCCTGAGGTCAGGTGGTAAGAAGAGTAGTCTTGCTAAACCACCTTCGTATGCGCAGGTCATGAAGCAATGGTATTCAGCAGAGCCTTTTCCCTTTAAGACTGATGTCACCAGTTCAGATGACTCAGGTCAGGAGAACTTCATATATATTCAAGAAACTCCAGACCCCTTGTACGTTTTTGTTCGATGGTTGTCTGATTTTCCAACTTTGTTGTCTCCGAGATATAAAAATCTTCGTTGGGCTGATTGGATTCAGAATAAGTTGTCACATAGATTGAGTTGGCCCTTGACCTTAGTGTCCGATGCCAATGGGCTCCGAACTGATCTCGCGGCCTCTAAGGCTTTGTTAAGCAGATCACCTTACGCATTCTTAAGATCAGAGGGCATTTGTGTTCAGCCAACTCCTTACTCGGTTAATATTGTTAGGCATTATTTATTTATTATTATATCACGATTCTTTACAACAAAGAAGGCTTTTTCCATTTTCGATGCTGTGAGATTACTAGATCATACCTTCATTAATGCACTGTTTATTTTGACAGCTAAATTAACACAAGTAGTTGTGGAATTGGATCTGCATATTTTAGACACGATCCTTGTTTTCCTTTTAGACTTTGTACATTTTGACTCTATGATACCAAAACTAGAGTATTTTATTCCCTCTCCTTCAGAACTTGTAGCACGAGCTCTGACTTATATTATCGGTTTCTTTTCACCTTCTGGATCAATAGATTTCCAGCCTCTTTACGCACAATGGAATCGTCTTTTACGTAATACTGATAATGGTAATTTTATTTTGTCTGCTGGTACTGGCACGGGTAAATCAACCCGTATGTTGCACTCCTTATTGGCGCGATCGCCTGGTTGCAGGCTGGTTGTTATCCAACCCCGTCATCTTTTGGTAGTATCTATTGTTGGTTATATGAAATCTTTGTATCCTCATTCTCGCATTGGTGGTTGTACAGATGGCATGTCACTCCTTGGAAATGAGGAGTTAATTTACACTACGGTACAGAGTTTCTTCAAACGCCCTAATCTTAGAACACCGGATTGTATCATTGTACTAGATGAAGCACATTTAGATGAACCTACCTATATTGTAATGAAAAATTTCATGAAAAGTTCTGGTTTGCGTTGTGTATATATGACAGCAACACCTCCCGACGACCTTACAGGGGTCACACGCCTTGATGTACCTGCAGTTAATGCATTCACCGTTACCGAGATCAAGACCACAGTCCCAACTTTCCACGATTATGAGAAACAAGTGATTGCTTTCGTTAATGACCGATCAACTTTTGAGAAGACTTTGGTGTTTGTTCCAACACTCAAGATGATGGATCGTATAGCGGCTCTAGTTCGTGTTAAGGTGTGTAGATTGTCATCGGTCCATAAGGAGATCGATCCC